GCAATATGCGGGATCTGATCGCAAGCGTGGAATCCAGCAAGGATGGCTATAACGCCACGCTGGATAACGGTCGCTGGACGGGCGGGTCGCAGAACCTGACCTCCATGACCCTCAACGAGATCCTGGCGCTGCAAAAGCAGATGCTGGCAAACCCTGAAAACCGCGCGCTCTACGGCGACGGCTTGGGCTCCTCTGCGCTGGGTCGCTACCAGATCGTCAGCAAGACGCTGCGCGGCCTCATCAAAGAGATGGGCCTCTCGGGCAACGAACTGTTTGACCAGGGCATGCAGGATGCGATGGCAGATCGTCTGCTGGCGCGTCGTGGCGGCAACCTGGTTGGTCTGCGTCAGGAATGGGCCGGCCTGAAGAACGTCCCGGATCACGTCATTCAGGCCGCGCTTCAGGGCTCGCAGGGCATCAATGCAAATGCCGGCACGCTTCCGGCACTGCCTAGCCTGGTGAGCGATCGCCAGGCGCGCACCGAAGAGCTCCGCACTCAGGCGGAGGAGGTGCGAAAACAAGAAGAGGCGAACCGTGAGCTGGAATTCCAGCTTGCGCGCAAGAAAGAGCTGGAACGCCTGATGGCGGAGAAGTCCGGCTCCAGCATTGCGCTCGATGAAGGGGCTGGCAAAAACTTCTCGTCGGTTGTCGAGAAGATCCAAACCGGTCGCCTTGGTGGCAGCCGCGACATCAATGCTGCGGAATATGCCGAGATCCTGAAGATCGCCAAGGAGCTGGACGAGACCGATAAGCGCATGGCCGAGCGCAAGAAGGCCGAGCGTCAGTCCACTGAACAGCTCAAAACGCTGGAAGAGCAGCGCGCCGATATCGCAACGCGGATCGCCGAAGAGCAGGAGCGGGTCAAAGATCCGAACTATGTTGGCCAGAGCAACGAACTGCGCCGGCTGATCGAGGATCTGGATCAGTATGTCGACCGGGTTCGGACTGCTTACGGTGCAGACAGCGCGGCCTATGCAGAGGCGCAGCGCTATCGCAAGCAACTGATCGGTCAGCAGAAAGCTCTTGATGCGACCCAGCGCCAGGCCGGGATCGCCAATGAGGTGCGCGACATTCAGGAAGGCCTGATGACGCAGAACCAGCTCCGGCTGACCCAGATGAAGCGCGACCTTGCACGGATCGATGACTGGGTTGCGGCTGCGCGTGCAGCAGGGCTCAGCGAAGTTGAGATCGTGCGCCAGGCGGAAGAAGCAAAGGAAGCCATCCGGGCCAAATACGGCGCGGAAATGAACCCCGTCATGCAGCAGATGGAGGAGTGGAAAGACTTCTCCGGCAACATGATGCAGGAGGCGACCAACTGGACCGGCACATTGTCGTCGGGCGTAACCAGCCTGATCACCGGAACGGGTGATCTGCGCAGCGTCTTTGGCGGCCTGGTGAACGACATGCTGAGCGCCGTGGTCAGCAACCAGTTCAACTTCCTGTTCTCCTCGATGGCTGGCGGCAAGGCTGCAAGCGGCGCTGCGGCGGCCGGGAGTAAAGGGTCAAAGGCAGCCGGCGGCGCAAAGATGGCTGCTCCGATCCGACACACAGGCGGCATGGCCAACTATCGTGGCGCGCGTCGCATGGTATCGGCCAGCACCTTCGCAAATGCACCGCGCTTCCATACTGGCGGCATCGCAGGTGCGCCGAAGCTGAAACCGAATGAAGTGCCGATCATCGCTGAGAAGGATGAAGGCATCTTCACCAAGGAGCAGATGGCGTCCCTGGCACCGGTTGGCACGGGTGGAATGGGTCCGGTGACGATCAACGCGCCTGTCACGGTCAGCGGATCGAGTGGCACTGCTCAGCAGAACGCGGATCTGGCCGAACGCATGGCCAAGGAGATGGAAAGCACGATGCGCGGCGTGGTTGTTGATGAGCTTCGGAAGCAAGGCCGCCCGGGCAACATGATGAACAACAGACGGCAGGGGGCTCGCTAATGCCTTTGGTGACATTTTCTCCTTCGATCGCGCCCTCTCCGGGCACCAAGATCAATCCGAAGGTCAACCTCTTCGAGGCAGAGTTCGGCGACGGATATACCCAGTCCGCGCCGAACGGCCTGAACCATATCAAGCGTGAGATCACGCTGACCTGGACAGGTCTGACCGAGGCTCAATACCAGGAGCTCGACGGCTTCTTCTTTGGTCGTGGCGGCTACCGGCCGTTCTACTATCAGCCGCGCGGTTTCTCGACGCCGTTGAAGTGGACCTGCAAGGAGTGGTCCGGCACAGATCGCACGCCCTGGAGCTTCGAGGCCAAGCTGGTCGAGCACTTCACCACCGAGACTTGATGGATTTTGGCCTTCCCTTTTTGTAAGTAAGCTGTTACTTATTATTCAAGAGGTGCCAATGTCCATTAAGCAGGAAGTCCAAAAGCTCGCCCCGACTGCGATTGTCAGTCTGTTAACGCTGGATACGACCAGCATGGGCGGCCCTGTTATGCGTTTCGTTCAGTCCAAGAAGACGAATGATCAACCCATCGTCTTCTCTGGCCTGACCTACGAACCCGTCGATGTGAAATTCGAAGGTCTGGAGACCAGCGGGGTAGGGGCCATGCCGACCCCGCAGATCAAGCTGGCCAACACAAACGGCGTGATCCAGGCACTTGTGAACAGCTACGGCGACCTGAACGGCGCAAAGCTCATGCGTGTCCGGACCTTCGCGCGCTTCCTCGATGGTGAGCCCGAAGCTGATCCGAACGCATTCTTCGGTCCCGACCAATACCGCATTGAGCGCAAGACCGATGACAACCCTGAATTCATCCAGTGGGAACTGTCCACGGCGATTGACCAGGAAGGCACGATGATCCCGGGCCGGGTCATCATCAAGAACACCTGCCTGTGGCGCTACCGCTTCTGGGACAAGACCAAGAATGCTGGTGCCGGCGGCTTCGACTACTCCAAGGCGCAATGTCCTTACACCGGGTCGCAAGCCTACGACATCAACGACCAGCCCGTTTCCAATGAACTCGACAAGCCGTCGCGCACGCTGAACTGCTGCCGCGTCCGGTTTGGCGCCGATCAACCTCTGCCCTACGGCGGATTTTTGGGAGTGCCTGATCAATGACCCAGAGCTTTGAGACCGCCTACGCAGCCGCAAAAGAGCACGCACGCAAGGTTTTCCCCGAGGAGAGCTGCGGCTTTGTCGTCGATGGCGAATACATCCCTGTTCAGAACCAGGCGGCCGATCCCGCGGTTCATGATGAAGAGAGCAACACCTGCCCCTGTCGGCTGTGCTCCTTCAAGATTTCCAGCGCAGACCGGGCCAAGTATCTTGGTTCGGCTCAGATGATCCTCCACTCGCACCCCAATGGCCCGGTGTTCCCCTCCCGCCCGGACATGGAAGGTCAGATCGCAACCGCGGTGCCGTGGGGGATCATCGCGCTGGATGAAGAACGCATTGGCGAGCCTGAGATCTGGGGCGACCAGCTGCCGGTTTCTCCGCTGCTGGGCCGCAGCTTCATGCACGGCATTCGGGACTGCTACTCGCTGATCCGCGACACCTTCCGGCTCGGCCGCGAAGGGCTTGCAGAGCAAGATATCACGCAGAACTGGCCGCTCGATCCGATCCTCCTGAAAGACGTGCCGCGCGATGACGCCTGGTGGGACCAGGCTGATGACTTCTATGGCCTGCTGCCGCCGTCTTACGGCTGGAAAGAGATCAAGATGGAAGAGGCCATGCCCGGCGATGTCTTCCTGATCAAAATCCGGTCGCAGAAATTCAACCACGCTGGCGTGCTGGTCGATCAGGATCTGATCATGCACCACCTGCCCGAGCGCTTCTCGCGTCGTGAACCTGCTGGCCTCTGGGCGCGGCAGGCGGGTCGCTGGCTGCGCTACACTGGCGAGGTCACTGCTGATGCGTAAGATCCATCTGCACGGTGCGCTCGCCAAGCATGGCGAGGTGCTGGAGCTCGACGTTCAGACGGCAGGCGAAGCGGTTGTGGCAATCGCTGCCAACTTCCCTGACTTCCTCGAAGATCTTCGGGTCGGCTCCTGGGTCGTTATGCGTGGTGATCCGGATACCGGCATCTGCCTTGATGAGGAGATGATCCCGCATCTGCGTCTGGGTGAAGCGGATCTGCACATCATGCCCGAAGTGATGGGTGCGAAACGAGGCGGTATTCTGAAGGCCGTTTTGGGTGTCGCCCTGATCGCCGTGTCTTTTGGCTCGGCTGCGTTCCTGGCTGCGCCGATCAGCACAACCTTGCTGGGCGCGACCACCTGGGGCAACGCCATTGGTCAGCTTGGCCTGGCAATGACGCTCGCCGGGGTTGCCACGATGCTGGCGCCGGAAACCGAGAGCACCGGCGAAGAAGACAGCAACAAATCCTACACCCTGTCCGGACCTCAATCGACGATGGGGCAGGGCCACGGCATTCAGATCGTCTACGGCGGCCCGGTCATTACCGGCGGCATGATGATCTCCGGCGGCATGGATGCAAACGGCCTCAAGTCTGTGAAGCAGAAGCCCAAGACCCAGCCCACCGTGAGCACCGTTCTACTCAACCCCTTCAATGATGATGACAACGAGAACCGATGAAAGACCATATTGACGAAATCGTCGGTCGCGGTGGCGGCGGCAAGAAAGGTGGCGGTGGAGAATCCGCTGAAAACACGCTGCGCTCCAGCGCAACGGCGCGCATTGTTGAGGCGATCTCGGAAGGTCCGATCGTTGGTCTCATCGATGGGTCGAAGTCTGTCTTTCTGGACGAAACCCCTCTGCGGAACGAATTCAACGGCTGGAACTTCAAAAACGTCTCTTGGCAGCAGCGTCGCGGCACGCCCGATCAGACCCATGTAAACGGTCATGGCGGCGTTGAGTCGCTTGAGACGGTTGAGGTCGAGGTCAAAAAGGCCACGGGCGATGTGACGCGCACCATCAATGATCCGAACGCGGATGCTGTCCGGGTGGTGATCCGGGTCGACTCCCTGTTCAAGATCGATGACGAAGGCAAGGCCCAGGTCAATACCCTGCGCTACAGAATTCATGTGCGGCCTTTTGGCGGCGCCTGGACAACTGCCGTTTACCAGAAGCTGGACCGGGAAAAGACCACGTCCGCCGTTCAGATGGCGCACCGGATCGAACTGCCGCTTGGTGGCCATCCTTGGGATATCCGGGTTGAACGGGTTTCCTCGGATAGCACCGACGACAAGGATCAGAAATCCTTTACCTTTGAGAGCTTCACAACGCTGGTAGAAGGTCGCTTCACCTATCCGCACACCGCGCTTATCGCAATGAAGGTGGATGCGGAGACGGTTGGCTCGACCATCCCGCAACGCGCCTATGAAGTGATGGGTCGCATCATCTCGGTGCCGAGCAACTACGACAGCGAAGGCTCGCGCGCCTATACCGGCGTCTGGGATGGCACATTCAAGCAGGCCTGGACCAACAACCCGGCCTGGATCTTCTACGATCTGCTGGTCAACGACCGCTATGGTCTGGGTGAGTTCATTTCCGATGCCGAAGTCGCATCGTTGAAATGGAAGCTCTACACCATTGGTCAATATTGCGACCAGCTGGT